CTTCACCGCTGGCGCTATCGCCTCTGGTGAGCAGATGGGACTGCAGACTGAAACTGACCGTGACATCCTCGCCAAGAGTGATGCCATGTCAATCGACCTGCACTATGTTTATCACCCCGTCGGCGCCAAATGGGGCGGCAGTGCTAACCCGACTCAAGCTCAGCTTGCAACGGTTGGTAACTGGACAAAAGTGTACGAAACCAAGAACATTGGTATCGTGCGCGGTTCTGTCACTTCCAACTTCTGAGGTAACTAGCCATGGCTTCCGTATTTGAAGCAGTCGCCGGTAAGGCGATTGGTTATCCCGAAGGTCTTGGTGGCGCTGTCACCCAAGGCACTAGCAAGGCAACTGGGGTCACCCTCAACAAGCCTGCTGGTGAAATCACCACTCATGATGCCTCCCTTGCTGGTGGCGCTGAAGTGAGCTTCGTTGTAACCAACTCTTTTGTTGGTATCAATGATGTTCCCGTGGTGGCAATCCAATCAGGTGCATCCACTGGCACTTATGTGGCCAGCGTTAGTGCTGTTGCTGCTGGTTCGTTCACCATCACACTGTCAAACCTCGGCACAACCGCAGGTGAGGCACTGTTGTTGAACTACGCCATCATCAAGGGTGCTGAGGCCTGATCATGGGTCTGTTTGCCTTTCGTAGGCAACGTGAACGTGAGGCTGCTTCTACGGAGGTGGCCTCTCTTTCCATTGCAGAGCCAACACCTACACTAGAAGCACAGGAGCCGCCCGCTGATGGCAATAACAATCGACGCAACGGTGGGCGACGCAAACGCCAACTCATACCTGACGCTCAATAATGCGCAGGCCATTATTGATGGCTTTGTGCAGGATGCCGACGTAACCGCTTGGGCAAGTGCTACCACTGACCAGAAGAACAGAGCATTGTTCACCGCAACGCAACGGCTAGACCGCGAACGGTTCCTTGGCGCACGTGTTACGGATACGCAAGCATTACAGTGGCCGCGTACTGGTGTACGCAAGCCTGATACCTACATCAACACCTATGCCGTAGGGTTTCCGTTTCGGATTACGACGGATTACTTTGCGGATGATGAAATCCCGCAGCAGGTCAAGTACGCGCAGGTTGTGCTGGCTGTTTATCTAAACAACAATACAGACGGCTTGGGCTTAAGCGGGTTAGAGGATTACAAGAATGTCAAGATCGGCAGCATTGATGTGACGCCCAATCTTGGCTATGGTGCTGTTGGTGCCGATAAGGTGCCACCACTGATGGAACGGTATCTGACCGGCATTAGAATTAGTGGACCAGGAAACTTTGCTGTTCGCAGATCATGAGCGACTACGCAGGCGCTGAATACATCAGCGATACATCAGCCCACACTGGCCGCTTCTGCGAGATCGTAGCGCTTGAGGATTCAGTGATTGCCACACTGGTGACAAAGGACTGGACCGGCAATGCAACCACCTCAGTGCCTTTGAAGGCCACAGGTGAAATCAAGGGCATCTTTACTAGCATCACTCTTGCCAGTGGCAAGGTCGTCGCGTATAAGGTCTGATCATGAGTTACTCAGCTGTTTATGGTATTGATTACGCCAAGGGCGCTGACCTACTGACCGGCACTACAACACATACAGGGCGCTGGTGTGCATTGCAATTTACCAGCAGCTCACAGATCGATGCCATCTCATCCAATTGGACTGGCACCACTCTTGCCAACCATCAGTTTGACTCCGGCACCATTATTTACGGTGTGTTCACAAGTGTAAAGCTAAAGAATGGTCATTGCGCCGCCTATAAGCTCTGATGGCACTGGCTAGCCCGCTACGGAAAGTTGCCAGTAAGTTGATGGCAAAGTTTGGCGGTACGGCAACGATTCGCACGGTAACACCTGGCGCTTACAACACCAGCACTGGCGCCATCACTGAAACCACTAGCGACACCGTAGTGCGTGGCGTGCTGGAAGATGTGAACCTGCGCGAAGTGAATGACCTGATCCAGGCTGGCGATAAGCGACTGACAATTGCAGCAGCAGATGTTGCAAATGCACCTACGACGGCTGCCCGTGTGCTAATCAGTAATGTGACGCATCAAGTGATCCAAGTGCAGACTATCGAACAGGACAACACCGCAATCACTTACGAGTTGATCTTGAGGGCATAGTCATGGCACGCACAATCCGGGTTGCTGATATTGGAGACTATGCCAGCCAGCAGATGGAAAAGCTGCTGCGTGTTGCGGTGTTGGAGACTGATAGTCGTGTCAAACAGCTAAGCCCGGTCAAATCTGGACGCTTTCGCGTTAGCTGGCAAGTAGGCGAAAACAGCGCAGGCGGCGGTGTTAAGCCAGAAGGTAATTATCCAGCGATTACTCCTATTGAACGGCTTGGCTACAGTCAAGAAAAGCTAGGCAACGTTTACAGCGTACACAATAACCTGCCATATGCTGAAAAACTGGAAACAGCGCCCTTGGGTCAAGGCAGCAGCATTCAAACCGACGGGCCAGGCTGGGTGCGCGGGATTGCCAAGGATATCCAAGGCTTTGTCCGCGTCAACGCTGACCGTATCGGCAGGGAATCATGAGCAGCACATACAACAACGTCCGCGCTGCTATTGAAGGGCGCATCGCAACTGAGTTAGCCTTGGCGCCTGCTTATCCGGTGAGCTACCAAAACGTACCGTTCACGCCGCCTAACAACACGCCATGGGTGCAGGTGTTCATCCGCTTTGGCGACAACAACTACGCCACGCTACTGCCAACAGGTGGTGTTGGCTTTAACCGCCAAACCGGCACGCTGGTCGTCAATGTCTTCACACCGCAAGGTCAAGGGGCTGCCGCAAATTTCACCATTGCCGAGCGGCTGAAAGACTTATTCGACCGCGTGAAGCTATCGAGCATCATCTTTGACGCAGCATCAGGGCCATCGCAGGTGACACCAGCGGCACCTGAGGCTTACTACCAAACGCAAACGACGATTACCTTCGATGCCTATTTAGACTGACGCAGCCACTACCGTTCACACAATGGCCGTCACTGTTCTGTCCGGTACGTCCGGCGCTCTCTACTACAAACCTGCTGGAACCACCGGAACATTCGGTGAGTCTGGTGTCAATGTTGCCACCGACACCATCACCATCGAGCAGTACCTCAACCTTAAAGCTGGCGATCCAGTTCAATTTTCAGTTGTTAACAGCCAAACCGGCGGCGCCGGCTCCGGCACCTTGCCTGCTGGTATCGCTGCTGCTACCACCTACTTTGTACTGACCTACACCGCCGCCACTGGTGCGCTGACCGTATCAGCAACGCTTGGCGGCAGCATTCTTAACATTACCGATGACGGTACCGCCGTAGCTCCTAACGAGTTCCAGGTAGCGTATGCAGAATATGCAGCAGTAGGTCAGGTGCAGTCATGGTCGTTTGAAATCAGCCGCGCTGAAATCGACGTAACCACTATCGGGCAAACCGTTGGCCAGTATGCGCCCTTCCGTGCTTACATTCCTGGTTTTGCTGATGGCAACGGCACTGCAACCATCTATGTGACCAATGAAGATGCTGCACTGTCCAACCGCATGGTTGAAGACGTGCTGCAGCGCCAGCAGGTTGGTTGCGGCTTCAAGCTCTATACCGACAAGCAAGGCACTGAGGCATTGAGCCGTAGCATCGCAATGGATGCCGTGTTGCTGACTGCAAGTTTGAACATCAATCCCGACGATGCTCAGCAGGTAGAGATCACCTTCCGCCCGGCTGGTGTGCCAACGTTTGACTTCAGCACTTCTGCTTGATAGCTAATTGGCCCTGGTCTACACTGGGGCCATTCACCATTCCTTTATGGCAACCACGTCTGCGCTATCACGCCTCAAGAAAGCTGCCAATCTGACGCCCGTCAAGCGTACGGTCAAGCTAAACGACGGCAGCGAGTTCGAGTTTTATGCCACTGCGTTGACCATGGCAGAACGCGAGCGGGCGCAGAAGATGCCTGGCGGCGATGACCCCAATGGTTTTGCGTTGAACCTGTTGGTCGCCAAGGCTGTTGATGATGCTGGTCAGCGGTTGTTTTCTGCTGGTGAGATTGCTGAGCTTAAGAACGAGGTATTGGATGCCGATTTGCAGGCATTGATGCTGGCGATCATCACCAACCCAGATGAGGAAGAAGTTGACATGAAAAGCCCTAAAGGCTGAGCTAAAGAAAGACAACCTGCTGTTGCTGCAGCTTGGTGTTGCAAAGGAGTTGGGTTACACGCTAGCCCGGCTCAACCGCGAAGTAACGCTAGAAGAGCTGCTGCTATGGAGCTGCTACTTTGATTTGCAGAACGAAGAGCAGGAACGTAGAATGAAACGAAGACGGTAGGTCGGCTGTGTCGGTTGTCGCAAACGTTGCCATTAACGTTGACAGCCGTAATGCGGTTAGCAAGCTGCGGCAGGTGCAACAAGGTGCGCAGGCAACTGAGCGTGCGGTAAATGGTCTTGGCGCAGCAGTTGGTAAATTAGCTGCTGCGTTTGCCGCTGTGCAAGCAGTCAAATTTGTTTTCGTGCAAGCTGCTGAAGTTGAAAGCCAGCGGCGTAGCTTAGAAGTATTAACTGGCAGCGCTCAGAAAGCTGGCCAGATTATTAAAGAGCTGCAGCAACTTGGCGCGGTAACGCCATTTACCAGCACTGAGCTGATTGATGCTGCTAAGCGCCTACAGGCTTTTGGAGTTGAAAGCGGCAAAGTCGTTGAAGTTACTCGTAGATTGGCTGATGCTTCTGGTGCAACCGGCGCTGAATTGCAAGGTTTGGTGACTGCTTTTGGGCAGGTTCAAGCTAAAGGCAGATTACAGGGCGAAGAGTTATTGCAGTTTCAAGAGCGTGGTATCGCACTGCAGGAAGAACTTCGCAAGATGTATGGGATGACAGGCGAAGAGTTTCAGAAAGCCTTAAGTAAAGGTCAAATTAGCGCAAAAGCCGTAGAGGTTGCCCTTGTCCGTCTTACAGATGCCGGCGGTAAATATGCTAATGGCGCCATTGCTCAAAGTGATACCTTGCAGGGACGTTTAAGTACATTGCAAGATTCATTTCAGCGACTAGCACAGAATATCGGCACATTTTTTGCGCCCGTATTTAAATTTTTAATTAACAGGACAAATGAATTAATTGAAAGATTGAACAGAGGCTTTGCGGGCGCTAGTGAAGAAATCAGGCAACGTGCTGGGGCAACAAGACTTCAACGTGCTGGAGTGGCTAGAACATATACAGATGCTCAAGGAAATGTCTACAGCACAATCACTGGGCGCTTGGTTCAGCCTGCCAAAGTAACAAGTCCTTCGGCAAAAGGTGCAATGCCACCTCTTGCGGCGCCCCGTGTTGGCGGCACAGGCACAGGCACAGGCGGCGGTAGTGCAGCAGGCTCCAGCGCCGCAGCCAACGATGCTAAGCGGGCTGCAGAGCAAATGCAACAACAGCTCAAAGCTGCTGACGACATTAATTTTGCTTTGAAAAATCGGTTAGCAATAGCGCAGCAAACCGAATCGGTTGCGAAGCGAATGGTTGAGTTTGACGTTAGACAAAATGAAATTGCAAAAGAATATGACGAACTGAAAAAAACAGCAAAAAGCGCAGACGAGTTAGCCCTAATCAACGCAAACCAAATCATTGAACAGCGCATTGCGCAAATTGAATATGAACAGGATATTAACGACCTGCTGGCCCAGCGGGCAGTTTTGATGGCTAATATTTTGCGTCAAGCTGCCATGCCTACGGTTTACAACGAGCT